CTGTTTGAGCAACAGGAGCAATAGGAGTTGTGCTTCCACCAATACACATTAAACGCACCTCTGGCTAAAAAAAATATTTCTGAATTGCTTCGAGCCTTTTTTAACTATCATGTGAGTGTGGGACACCTCGCAATATACTATGGCCACTTTTTGACCCCACCCCCGTCAGCCTAAATCTATACTTACCTTAATCTCGCCAGCAACTAAATGCTGGGATTTATCTACTGGCTTGAACCCAGCTCTGTCTAGTATGTCCTTACTCGCCTCTAGCTGAACATACTCGCTCTTAGCAGTCTGACTCAGGTTCAGCAGTTTATGTGCGGCCTTCGTAGCACTTACGCCCAAACTCTCCGCCACGCTCTGCATCATGTACTGCTGAACGTGAGGCAGTCGCAAAGTCTTACTGGCTGTCACTCTCCCTGCTTCACCCTTCGCATAGCCAGCAAGTTCTGCGGCTTGCTTAATACTGCACCCATTTGCTACGAGCGTATCTACCAAAGCACGCTGTTTATCAGTCAGTTTCACTACATCTGTCATGTCTTAACCTCAATAACCCCCCCTTGTGTTCCCCCCCTTTATCACTTCTCTGCGACACACTTGTCAACGCACAATTCACACACTAAACATTGCACGAAGCACTGAGGATAGGCAAGGCCGTTCCTCCGCCTCAAGCCCTGCTTGGCACAGTTTGCGCTGTTTACTCTTTGTCAGTCACCTTCGTTGGGATGACGCCCTGCGCCTCACCAAACCCTTCATCTGAATCACAGTCTGCCATGAGCATCAAACTGCTTCCGTCTTGTAGAGACATCCTTGCAGGGATAGACCTGTTCCTTTCTTGGTTCTTTCTTGTGTGCAAGGATGGCTGTTTGATTGAGCCAAGACAAGCTTGGCATGGCAACGTTCGTGAAGCTGTTTGACACTCCTGTCAGCCGGTGATTTCAGTGGCGGGCATATGGTGAGGGCAGTTCCTCACCGCCAACAAAGGAGAACTAAAATGACAAAGAAAGTAAACAACACAAACGGTTTCGCACAGGACATGATTCGTCTGAACAGCCTTACCAATCGAGTACACAAATCACAAATCAGTTACTTTACTGAAATGTTCAAGAATAATTGTCAGTATAACATTGATAAGAAACTTGCACGTATCAGAGATTGGGAAGACGAAAAACTCAATATGTACATTGAACACAAAGACAATGGTACATTACTTGATACAGACCGTATTCTTCAGATTGATAACGACATCGCTTGGTATCAATCCAACATCGAAGTAGCGGAAAAGCTCAGAGATTACTTGCAACAAGCTTCTGAACAGATGTTCCCTGAAGAACATCAGAAGTCAGAACAGGTTGACGAGACATTAGCCAAGCTGGATGCGCTTTACGAAGCCAAGAAAGCGGCTTCATAACTCCTCCCAAGAGAGCCTCGATGCTTCGGCATCGGGGCTTTTTTCATGCTCATCCCATCCCCAATGGGGGGGGAGGCACATCACGGCTGAGTGCTTGGCCACAGCAAAAATGCACAACGCCAACAAGAATTACATTTTATGTGTTGCACACTGCGACTTACCATTATATACTGCAAGTATGCAGTAGGAGGAAACAATGAAACTCATATCTAATACACTAATATTTACAGGTTTTACATCTGTAATCATAGCATCAATGATGGTTGATGAAGTACACGCACCAATGACTGATGATGAATTTATGGTGCAAGTAGCATTAATTATCTTTGGTATGGGCATCGCATTTGTCGGTGGCCTAATGCGAATCATGTCAGAATAAGGAGAACTATTATGAATGATATGACAATACAACAACACCTTGAAACTACAAATGACTGGTCGTTTCCAGTTACAACATCTGATTTATATGCAGTCAAAGATGGACTGCACAGATGTGATGTACCACCATCAATGGCACGTTGCATTATGCGTACCGATACTAACGAAGTGCTTGGTGTTCACGGCTCTAAATACAAAGCAATACTGCACGATGATGTAGTCAACTCTGTATTTGATGCAGTCAAAAACTCTGGCGTATCAAAAGATTATGACTATCAAATAGAACTGTTTGATAACGGTGCAAAATTACGAGGCACAATCAACTTCAATGACTTAGTTATTGAGCCTGAGGTTGGCGACACAATCCGCTTCCAAGTTTTGTTTTATAATTCTTATGACGGTTCATGGGCGTTTCAACAACAAGCAAGAGGACTCAGACTCTGGTGTTTGAATGGATGCACACACGCTGACACTGTAGCTAATACATGGGCAAAGCATACCACCAACGTCAACATCGAAGGTTCATCTGCTAAAATACAAGCTGGACTGGACGCTTTCTTCAACACCAAAGACCAATACAAAGCATGGATGAACACTCATGTAAGCGATGAAATGGCTGAACAATTCTTCAAACATGCTATGTGTCGGATTCAAAACAAGACATCCACATTCAAGTGGAACGAGCGTCAGTTAGATCAACTGATGTGTTGCTGGAACGCAGACTCACGTTCACTAGGTATGAACAAGTGGGCTTTGTACAATGCTTGCACCTATTGGGCCACACATACAAATGAATCACGTTCACCAGCTAATACACGCAGACTGCGTGAGAATCAGCTATCGAAAGTATTCAAGAAATCTAACTGGGAACTTGTCTAATTTGGTATGGAACTGCCACCCCCTGTTTGGGTGAGGGGTGGCAGATTCCATCCCTGCATTATAAAGAAGGAGAACTACAATGACAATCGAAAATGCAAATGAAAACCTAGCCAAAGCTATTGGCGCAGGAATAGAACAGCTTATAAAAAGCACAATGACTTCTCTAGAAGTACATAATTCTAGTGAGTTACCTGACCGAATCAGAGATGAACTAAATGATATGATTTATGAAAGAGTGCATGAAGTAGTAGAGAATATGATTGATGATAGGATTAGTGAAGCTATTGACAGTTGTTTAACTGACAAGTTGAACGAATTAACAATCACATTTGAGTAGGAGAATACAATGAATTACTCATTCATTAGAAAGCTTATGGCTATCAACAGCGCATTAGATTCAATGTGCAAACACTTAGAAGAAACAGATTCTGAGTTTAAGTACAAAGTATGTATGGCTAGAGACAGCTTGTTGAGCGTTGAAAAAACTTATCACGAAGTTTTAGAACGTGATGCAAACGAAGACAACACATACATGAAGCCAACCATTGTGGAGAACAAGTAATGTCACTTATGCAACAACGCCACTTTGAATATCTAGCAGACAAAGTCGCCCCTCTTGTGGGGTGGCCATCACAAATAGTTGAAATGGCAGACAGACTTGCCGAAACTAATCCTAGATTCAACAAAGAAAAGTTTATTAAACGTGCAACAGAAGCTTGGGAACAAGCTCATCCAGAATTATTGGAGGAACTAGATGACTACATTCCGTGTCTCCACGACAGTGCATAAATGTTACGATGAGTTTTATGAATGTAATGACTGTCATAAAATGTATAGCAATTACAATGACTTACATTTTTACAGTCAAGATAGTGGTGGCTACTGTCATTGTGGAAGCGAATCACTAAAGCATTTTATTAAACACACTGTGACTCAAGAAGTATGGGCATCTAATAAAGATGAAGCATTACAAGTTGCTCTTGATTTAGATGACTGGAATGTTCACGAACAATATTATGAGGAAAGCAAAGATGAATGATTTATTTGACACACCAGCATACAAGCTGGTCAGAGCAAGTGACCCCACAACAAGTCACGAAGCGGCAGACCAGCTTAATGTTAATGCAATGGAACGCTTGGTATTATCTGCAATCAAAACATTCGGAAGTAACGGATGTATATCAGATGACGTTCTAAATATTTTACCTAATCATGGATACAGTTCTGTTACCGCAAGATACAAACAACTAAAAGAAAAAGGTTTTGTAATTGTAGATGACAGAAAAAGAAAAGGTAAAAGTGGCAGGAATCAACTTGTTATGTGGGCAAAAGAATTTTATGAACCACATCAAGCTTGACAACTACTGCGTCTTTGCAGATGATGTCTGCATGATTACATACATGGACACACTCATCGCAAAATCAACAGATGCAAATGTCAAACTCAAACAGGCATTTGTTCATGCTGGCGTTCCAGACTCTACGTTTTACAGAGCAAAACATGGTGCTGAACTACGGCATGACACTGCCAATAAAGTTGAGAAAGCTATTGAAGAACTTTCAACACTACAAAAACGAAACACCTGTGACTGATACATATCAATCAATCATTAATGAATTGGTGTCTCATAGAGAAAGGCAAAGAATATCACAAGAAGAACTGGCACATCGAATAGGGTGTGCCAAATCTTTAGTTCACAAATGGGAACAGTACAAAAGAGTACCATCTGGATTCTTATTTAGCTGTTGGTTAGACGCTCTTGGTTTACAAATCAAAATCCATAAGAAAAAAACTAAACAGTAACAAAGGCTTACCAGCTAAGTGTGATAGTTGTGAACAAACAAAGCAATGGTTTTCTTGTGTGCTTCGCTCAATAGAACCAGCAACGTACTATGTAATATGTGTTGACTGTATGGAAAGAGGGAGGGATTGGTGGCTTCAAAGAGTCGCAACAAAGGAAACTATCACGAAAGAAAAATCACAGAGTGGCTCAAGAAAATTGGCTTCAAAGCGAAAAGGCAACCGCTTTCAGGCTCGTTGGGAGGAGAATATTCTGGCGACATCGTCTGGGAAATCGGAGGACACAGACTGGTAACGGAAGTTAAGTACCGTGACAAGTCTGGATTTCCTAATCCATTCACTGTAATGCGTGATGCTCTTATCTATAAACGCAGGACAGGTGATCCAAAAACTATTATAATGTTTGATGCAGATGTGTTTGAAAAATACATAGCACCATTACTCAAGGAGAACTACAATGTCATTCCTAATGATGGCGAGGGCAATCAAAGCTGACATACCAGATTGCTATGCTAAGTGGTTACTAGTTGTACTAGCTGACCATGCTAACGAAGACACAGGCCAGTGTTGGCCTAGCTTAGAACGTCTAGCTGAACGAACACAAATGAACAAAGCTACCGTTGCTCGTAAATTAAACTGGCTAGAAGATAACAATCTTTTAGTTAGAGAGCGTGGCAACAGCAGACGCTCAACACTTTATACAATCTTCCCGACTGTCGCAGAGAGCGACAGCACTGTCGCACAGTGCGACACTAACCTATCAATAACCAGTAATAACAATAAAGCTGTAAGGCGCAGACAAGTTCCTGATGATTGGATGCCATCTGATGACCTTCGCTTTTCTATAGATACAATTATGAAAGAGGTATTTGACCATGACTTTGAAGCCAATCAGTTCCGTGACCACCATCAATCCAAAGGTACAACATTCATCGACATCGACAAAGCCTACCGAAACTGGATACGAAATTCAGTTAAGTTCGGAACAGCGAGAACAATCAGTGGCCAGACTATTAGAGATAAACGACCCACAACAGGTGGACAAAAGACTAGTTACTTCAGTCGAATCAATTCTGGGTTACAAGGTCAATGAAATATCTCGCACCAGATTTACAGATCATGGCGCAGATATTCTTGTATCAGGCTTCAGAGTAGAAGCAGACAATGTAGAAGAAGTAGAGCAAGCTATCAGGGCTGTGCTGGCTTCGATGGCCCCGTTGTCTGTGGAGGCCATCGAGAGCCAGCTTGCCCTTCTAGCAACGCTGGTTGTAAAGCCAAGTGGCGAAACACCAGAAGACCACACAATAAGAATGAGAGGACTAGCTATGCAGTTATCAGATTACCCTGCTGATATTGTGCAACGTGCAATCAAGCGTGTATCTGAAACTGCAAAATTCTGGCCATCATATGCAGAGTTTTACGAACACATTGACTGGCGTGTACGCAAACGCCAGCTATTGTTAGATGCGCTTCACAAAAAACGCATTGACCTTACTGCATAGTTGCAGTAGAATAAACTAAAGGAGAACTAACTATGAATAGACAAGGCTTTATTGGCGGCTCAGACATGAGGCGCATTATGGATGGTGATTGGACATCACTGTGGGAAGAAAAGACAGGGCGTACTGAACCAGAAGATTTATCTAATCATCTTGCAGTACAGCTAGGCACACACACAGAAGACTTTAATCTTCACTGGTTTCTTAACCATGAACTTGACCCAACACAAGACCAGTTAGAAAAGCAACGAGAGTTTACTTTGAACTGGGAAGGCGTACCATGCAAAGGTACTGTCGATGCTTGTATCTATAACACTCAAGAAATTGTTGAAGCAAAGCATACATATGAACGCAACACAATGGAAGGTTGCCTCAAAATGTATATGCCGCAGATACAATTCTATCTTTGGGTTAGCATTAAAGACGGATGTTATTTATCTGTAATCTTTGGCAACCGCAGATGGGAATGTGTTTATATCAAAAAGGATTGGGACTACATTTACAAGATGCAAGTACACCTCAAAGAGTTTTGGGGGCATGTCAAAGAAGACACACGCCCTTTCGGTGATGACCAAATATCACCTGTATCTATAGACAAGATACCTGTTGATGGCATGGTACGCAGAGATGCGTCAAGCGACAATGAGTTTATCTCACGTTGCCATGACTATATTGAACAGGAACAATCAGCCAAGTTATTTGAGTCTGCAAAGTCAGACCTAAAAGCAATGGTTGGTGACAATGAGCGAGAAGTATATTGCGACTTGCTTACAATCAAACGTGACAAGCGTGGCTCGTTACGCATAACAACAAAGGAGAACTAAGATGTCAGACAATATGAAGCTTTGGAACGCAGTGTCCAAATCAGACAAGCAGTATCTAAAGAAGGTATCTTTTGGGCAACGCTCGTTTACTGCTATTGATCCACAGTATCAAGTGCGATGTGCAACAGAACAGTTTGGACCTGTTGGTCAAGGCTGGGGCTGGATAAATGAAACACGGTTTATCAACCTTTCAGGCGGTGACACCGCTGTTATTGCAGATGTATCTATCTGGACTGTTTCTCGTGAAAATATATTTGGCCCTTTTTCTGGCTGTCGTACTTTTTACAACGCAAGTAAAGGACGCATTGCAGAAGACGCACCAAAGATGGCTATCACAGATGGTCTAACTAAAGCACTGTCACATCTGGGATTCAACGCTGATGTATTCTTAGGTGAGATGGATGGTAACAAATATGCCGCAGACAGTGGTAACAAAAGCAAAGGAGGCTGGTAATGTTTGGGGTTATCAAGCAAATACAATCTGATATACAAGACATTAAACAAAAACAAGAACGCATCATATGGATTATGAATGAGGTTATGAGGTATGGCAAAGAAGTTAAAAGCCATAATGAATCTCTTGTAATTACAAAACAACAACAGAAGTATTATGAATCAATACTGCCTGTTATTACTGGGCGTTTCAAAAGAATAGATAAGATAGCATCTAATCTGAATGTCACAAAAAAGACAGCTATTACCTATCTAAAACTAGCTAGAAAAGCTGGGCATGTAATAGAAACAAAACGAATCAAAGGTCAACTACCATCATATAGATTACAGAAAGGTAAATAAACAATGACTGATTATGATAACACAAACAGAGGTGCGGCTTTCAAACCATTTCCAGAACAGCAGTTCATACTTCAAGGTAAACTGAATATGTATGGTGAAGACCAAAATGTTGCACTCATACTAGCCCAATCTAAATCTGGCGAGAAGCGCATTGAGATTTATCAAAAGATTGGCGTGATGTTTGACAACGAGAAGAATGGTAATGACAAAGCACCAGACTATTCAGGGCCACTCGAAGGCATACATGCAAAGTGGCGCATTGCAGGATGGAAAGGCATGAAGGATGACAAACCTTACATGACTATGCAGTTGTCAGAAAAACAAAATAGAGATACAGTGATAGAGCCAGCTACTGACAAACCTAAAGCTGATGAGTATCACGTTCCTGATATTCCATTCTAACACAGGCTTGGTTTCGATTAGTTCTCCTTTCCAAGCCGAGCGTATCTGTGTGTTTCCTCCGCAGATACGCTTTTTTTAACGGAGAAAATTATGAGAATACAAACCAAACATCGGCATAAAGCAAGCACATTTCATGTATGGGTAGAAACTACAGTAGAAAGATGCATAACCGTTAAGGCTTTAGATAAAAAAGAAGCCAAAGAGTTAGCAATGGAAAGAGTAACTAATAGAACCAAGTCTATGAGTAGATACAAAGTATTAGAACATGAGGTAATAGACATTGAAGAAGTTCAGGTACAGCCCAGAAATAAAAACTAATGAACCTAATGTGCGGTTTTTATTTGAAGAAATGTACAGACAAAAAGTTTGTCATTATGATTTAGCAGAGCGTGTAGGATTGCATAGAGATACGCTAAGAAACTGGCGCACAAGATACAATCCAAGAATCAATGACTTAGAAGCGGCACTTAATTATCTAGGCTATACATTAAAGCCAACAAGAATTAAGCAATAAGACCTTTACGATATTTATGCTTTCTGTCAAAGGTTAAAACTTCTTTACGATTACCTTCAACTTTGTAACTGCAATGTATCCAGCCAGTATTTCCACCCTCATAATGCTCAAGAATTAACTGGTCAAAATCCAGATTACCAGCAATCCAGCCAGCAACTTCAAAGTTAGGTATGCTAGGAACTTCAAAGTCAGCCGCCTCACCATTAGCATGTTGAGAACTTACACTACTACCAATAGCAATGCATAACTCAGCACTGCGATACCCACTGCTGGGGCTAAAAGGTATGCTATACTGCGTTCTGACTGGTTCTAGTATGTTCATACACAAAAGACGCAATGCCTCTGTATGAGCTTCTGAAGGCGAATTAGGAATACCTTTCCTTGTAGCGGTCTGGCTCTTTACTAATTCTTCTAAACTAAAATGAGGTGACAATTTCATTTTGTTAATCCTTTTTGTTTTTCATAGGTTCTTAGCCCACCAAGACCAAGCATCCCAAGCAAAACAGTCATCAGCGTATCCATGTCAAAAGCAGGATATGCTGGTGGCTCATAGCCTAAGTAAGCTGTCACCACATCAGCAATAGGAATAGCAAGAAAATGCACAAACAAAGCAAGTCCACACGTCCATCCAACGAAAGGCCTCCATCCAGCTATAAAAATATTCTTTGACTTGGCTTCTTCCATGTTCACAGAAATCTGAGCCTTTGCTAGTTCCTGTGCATGACGCTCTGCCATCGTAGCAATCTCATGTGCTAACTTAGCTTTCTGATCCTTGTCTTCTATAAACTTACCCAGCAGTTCTGTAGCTGGTGCTATTAATGCTTGTATCATCTACTTCTCCAATGCGTCATCTAACAAGATAATCTCTAACCTCTGAATAGCCATCTTCATATCTTGTATGGCTTCCTTGTCAGCATGGCTGACTTGCATACCATTTACCGCTAATGAAAGGTCATAGGTTGTCTTTAAGTTCCAACCAGCCAAAGCAATGATAAGAGCCATCAGGCCAGTAATAATCTGCTTTTGCACTATTTCTTTTCCGAATTTAACCACACGGCTATTGTTCCTGTCATCGCCCCAGAAACGACAGAAATCATTGCGCTTTGCTGAGTAGACAAATCATCAAGAGAGATGCCCCATTCAATCACTCTGATATACATGATTGTCATTACCAGCATCATTGCTCTTGGCAGTATCTTCCAAGCCAAAAATCTTTCCATAGTAACTTCCATCTACAACCCCTTCAGATACATTATCCACCAGAATAAAAGAACAACTGCGGCTATACAAAGAACAATACATATGCCTAACGCAGTCATCTCAACTATCTTCTTGATTCGTTTACGCTCTGCTTCCTTTGCTTCTAGCCTAGCTTTCCTTGCATTAGCCTGAAACTTCTGCCAGTCAGACCACAGGTTTGGACGACCAGCATATATCATCCATTGCTTTAGTTCTTCTTCTTGTTGTTTGAGTTTTTCAAGGTGAAGAAACTCCTCAAGGTCAGTGCGACCTTTGTGCTTCTTTCTTTCACCCAGTTTGCGTAGGTCTTCAGTAGCATTAACATATTCACCTACCTTATGTGCTACATCGGCAATCTCTCTGCCGTTCTGGATAGCCGTCTTAATTACTGCAAATGCGGCATTGGCGGCGGCTATCTCCGCTAACATTACTTACCTCTGTCTTTAATCATATAGTATAGACGCACTAAACCAATCATAGTACCGACTACAGCAAACATAATACCAGCCAATAGGTTTACTTCCTGCAACCAGACTGGTGCTGATATTGCGCTTGCTACAATCGCTGTGTCTGTAATGTTGTTGTCCATTACGACCATTCCTCTGTTGGTATAGTAGGCCATGTTGGATTGTCTGGAACAGTTTGCCTAATTGTTCGCACACTGTCTCTGTAAGTTTCAAAAGCAGTTACACAAGAAGTGGTCAAACCATTATTAGGAATCTGTGTCCAGTCGGTTTCTTTAAGTATCATTTCAGCCGCTTGTTTTGTGTCGTGCATTGATATAATTTGAGTAATGTTCATTTTCAAATCTCGTAATATGCTATTGCTGAACCGTGATCTATCGAACCAGCACCATCTAATTCTATTTTTACTTTATCAATAGGCCCACTCAAATCTATAAATGCACTTGAATAAATACTACCTGACGTAATCCCTGTTGGATTATTGTCGCCATTTAACATTGTAAAACCAATCAATTCCATTTTATACAAATAAGTAGAAGAATCTATAAGGTCTATACTAAGCCTACCGTCTGTTCTTCTATTGTCGTTGGCATCCCAATAATAAACACGAATGTTGTCTCCTATGCTAGAAGTTTCAGCCATTCTAATTTCCGTACTATTAGCATTATTAAAGCCAGAATAGTGTCCTAAACCATCATATCCTGTTGTAATATAAGTGCCACCTACTGAAACCAATCCTGCAAGTGTTCCTGCGGCAATGCCTACATCTGTTCCAACATCAATAAACTCAATAACAATCCTTTTTGCGTTGCTGGGTATGCTAGTAAACTCAGCTTTGTTAGAAGTAGCTACATTTACCACGTCATAGTATTTGCGTGTTAGTACTGGTACAGAACCACCAACCAAATCTGCTAAGTCTCTTGCTCTGCTCATTATGCTGTCTCCAATGCTGTAACTCTAGCTTCTAGTGCGGTCATTTCTGTCTCCAGCGTTTCAATCTTGGTCATAGCTTCTTGCAGTGCAATAACAGCTTTCATAAACATTACTGAATATTTTACAGATAATTTACCTGTTTCTTGATTGGTTTTAACCAAGCCTGTCATACCAGCCGCTTGCACATCTTGAGCAATAACCCCAAGCATTGTCCTGTCTGGCTCACCAATAAAATTAAAGTTTTTGAAATCCAGAGCCTTTATGTCATCCCATTGAGCCGTAGCATCAACAATGTTTTCTTTAAGTGTGCGGTCAGATGTACCAGTTAAACTAGATGTTCTACTTTCAATGTCACCACTAGCTTCCATCACTTGCTGTAAAGTTTGTGTGCCACTAACATCAGAATAGAAATTTGCTATATGGCTTGTTGAGGTAGATGTTGAGCGATATATGTCTGAAGCACGAAAACTATCATCTGATTGTACATTCAGTTTAGTACCAGTAGAAATGTAATTTGCACCTAATAGAAAATTGCCATAGCTGTTAATTTCCATGCGTTTAGTGGCTTCAGTATAAAACTGAAGTGAATTGTCAGCGTTTTCATGCCTAATGATGCTTATCGTGTCGTTGGTTTGGTCGCCAAACAACATCTGAGAACGGTCACCGTCACCAGATGTAAATCGCACAGTTACATTGCCTGATTCTGCTTCAAATGTAGAGGTTTGTGAGCCACTTTGAGCATAAGCATGTACATCCCAAGAAGGGCTAGTAGTGCCGATGCCAACCCTATCATTTGTGCTGTCAACATACAGAGTATCTGTGTCAATGGTCAGGTCAGCGTTCATCACAACATTACCTGAGAATGTACCACCATCTTTAGCAGACACAGTATCAGCCACCGTAAAGATGTCATACACAGTCACAGTCACAACATCACTAGCCGCTAGTGCCGCTAGTCCTGCAATCGTGTTAGCAGTGCTGGTGTTGTAGTCAGTTCCTGCCACCAACTCAATGCCGTTAAGCAGAACATCTACATATGCACCATCTGTATAGGATAGTGTCAGGCCGTTATCATCAGTGCCAGACAAGCTGGTTTCACCGCCAGTAGCTGTGAAGTAATAGCGTTGTCTTACGCCTGTTCCACTAGGAGACTTTCCTATGTATGCCATCTGTTACTCCTTACGGCTTTGTAGGCCAAGTTACATCATCTAGTGATGTGGCATTGTCTGTAATGTCACGCAGTGCTTGACGGTAATCTATCTGTGCCTGTGTCATAGTGCGGTCAGATAATGCCCACACATCCGTATTTGACAAAAGAACATCTCTAGTAACACGCAACTGTTCCAATTTTTCTTCTGCTGTGTCAGTCATTTTTATTATCCGTAAGCTGTAACAATCATTTTTGGTTGGTTAAATATGTTAGCCCCTGCACCATCCCAATACTTAGAATTAAAAAGTCTACCATCATTGGTGGAAGTATATCCCCTAGATGTCAGTTTAAGTGTTTTTGCAGTAGTCCAAGTTGCCTGTCTACCTGTCGCTGTACTTGCTGTACCGCCAATAGGTATTACATACCTTAAACTTACATATTGATGAGGATTACTATTACCTGAAATTACAGTTCTTTGATTAGTAACTTCGTCACTATCTATATAAAATCTAAAATTGTTAATTGCATGAACATCTTGCCAGCCATACTGAAATATAAACTCATAAAGAACACAAACTGAACCGCTTGGTGGTGTATATGATATGCTAGAACCATTTACATCTGAATAGGTTTGTGTTGGCTCTTGAAAAGCAGTTACATTTGTTGATGTATATGTGCCACTTGAAACTGTATAGTCATTACCATCGCAAAGCATCACAAGCTGTTCTTTGATATTGCTACCAGCCCCACTTACTGTGCCAGTAAACGCAAAGGTATCAGCGAGGTTCATGCTTTCAGATTGTATTTTAGATAAAGCCATTATGACCACTCCTCTGTAGGCGCATCAGGCCAAGTAGGGTTATCTGGATTTGTCTGTCTGATAGTGCGGATGCTTGCACGATAGGTAGCAAAAGCTGTCACGCAATCTGCTGTCAGGCCGCTATCTGGTAGCTGTGTCCAATCGGTTGCGGCTAAGATAGCTTCGGCTGTAGCCTCAATAGAAGGATTAGATTCTGCTATACAAATGTTTTTATAATGAGCCATAATTTATCCTATAAGATGACCGCTAAAGTGTGAGTTACTAAATTCAATATCATAAGAAGTATCCCCGCCTGATTGTGTGTGGCAATCTATAGAGTCTCCAGCAGTCAAATTTACATAACAATGAATGTGCTGAGAGCCAAGTGAGCTACTGCCAAATTGGGCAATACTGTAACCTTCTGCAAGGCCAATGCCATTAAGTTCAAATCTTAAAATGTGATAATAAGAGCTAGAATGTGAGCCTACATATGCACTTGCCATAAAGAAATACAAACCATCTACAGGTGCTACAAATTTACTATCTGTATTATTAAAATTACTACCATAGTCAAAAACTCTGTCGGCACTATTGTTTGTTGCAAAGGGAATTAGTGTTCTGGACGCTGTGGCTGGATTAAAGTTAGTTGTTATCTTTGCCATAAAAGCAACTTTTTGAGGCTGAAGCACACGCCCACTGCTATCAACTGTCAGCCCTATAGTACCGCCAGAAATAATATTAATCGTATCATCTGTGCTGGCTTCAATCTTGCTGTCAGCATCAGCATCTAGGATTAGGTCATTACCGTTGATGTCTACATTACCTAGATATACATAGCTACCATCGCTCTGCTTCTCAGGTACTTGCCCTGAAGCAATAGCCTTACCCTGAAATACCACATAGAAGTCATCTGTGCTTGCCACTGTGCCAGTCATAGTCAACTGGTCACCAGCTACCGTATAAGCTGTTGTTGGCTCTTGGCGTACATTATTCACAAATACTTCTATCTCAGCCACACCACCTACAGCATAGTCAAGCGTATAAGGCCCTACTGTACCATCACCAGTAAGGTCTTGCTTTGCTAATTTGCTGTATCTATCAGCAGGGGGATTGCCTATGTAAGCCATCAAGTCACCTCTAGTATAGACATAATTGCATCTACTGATGATGCTGTATCTGATTTAATTTTAACGCTATCGCCTGTTTCAAGCACTACTTTCTGATCCCCACCAACAATGACAATAGAGCCACCAGCAGGAACAGGTGCTTCTTTAACAAGATAGTTTTCGTTACTGCCATCATTCAGCGTAGCATCTACAAGCACTTGACTTGATGTTGTGTTGGCAACAACTAACCCAATTACAGTCACTTCTGTTGATGCCGCAACGGTATATGCGTTGATAGATGTAAGGGCTGTGCCTATATTGCGCTGTAGTTTTCTTTTAAAATTATTAGCCATGTTATCCTAATGCGATTGCCATTGCTACTGCAACGCCCACATTCTCCTTTGCTGAAATGGTTGCTATGTTATCTGCCAAGAGTTGAATATCTGCACTGTCACCAGCTACCGTACTAATGTCAGAAGCTACCCCTGCAACAGTAGAGATATTGTTTGTCGGACTAATCTGACCAGCAACCGTAGTAATATCTGATGCGACAGGTGCAACTGTAGTAATATTAGCCGCTACACCAGCAACCGCTGATATGTTGTTTGTTGGGCTAATTTGTCCAGCAACGGTGCTTATGTTTGCGGCTACAGGTGCAAGCGTTGTGACATCGCTGTCCACTGCGGCAAGGTTAGATATAGCATCTGTTGCTACAGTGCCATCTTCAATATCTGCTAGCGTTGCAATATCTGCGGCTAGTGCTGATACTGTGGTTACTCCTGCTATACTTGGCCCTGATTCAACTGCACCTGTTGTTGCGTTAAATGCTAGAACCTTACCTTTTCTGCTGTCTACAGTAGGCAGAACCAGAGAAACAGATGAGTCATAATCTGTTAGTCGCAGTGAGCGACCTATTTCATCATTGAGGTCTGCGGCAATAGCAATTAGCTTATCTAGTTCTGTGTTAAGTGAACCAATCTGAAATGCGCCAGATGCAGGAAAGTCAGTAGTTCTTTTAAGGTCTATGTCTCTTGTAAGAACAACAGAAACGTCTGAGCCACTTGCTGTAATTGCTGATGTAAAATGAACAAATCCATCAGTGCCGCTTGTATGCCCAGCGTTTGCATCTGCAACATCATCTGATATTTTGTAATCTGAAGTTAATGTTTTAAGCGTTCCGTCAACATAGACATTTAAGTCAGCATTGTCGAAAATCTCAAATTCCATAGTAAATACAGTCTGTGAGTTACCATCACTCACAGTGTAATCTTTTCTTGGATTATTATCAGCTAAGTTAATAGTCATGGCAGAACCTTACCTTCTAATTAAAAAACCCTCAACGCACAATTAGAACCGCTTTGCAGTGAAAGCGTTACTAGCTTCGTTCATGTAATCTTTCCAAATCCAAAGCCTAGCTAATGGCATAGAACGCATAATCTGTTTAGCACCTTCGCCATAGTTACCAGTTACCAAATCACCAACACCCCTGCCAACATCAAGACCAATGCTAGGACCAGCACCTAACACGCCTACAGCCGCATCAGCATAGTTTTCTTGTTGCGGAAACTTTGGCTGTAACAAACCCATAGATATATCAGGGCCACCCAATGCCATTGATGTATGCATAGCAGTATAAGTAATATCTGAGTACAATGCCGCCATACCAGACATATCAAATGACCTAGCTATCTTATCTTCAATAGCCATGTCATCCATTACCCAATCTGGGTTCTTTAACTCAAGACCCATGTAAGCCAAGCCCATAGATGCCGCCAATGCAACAGCACGATTCCTTGCCTGACCTGTAGCATAAGATGCTGTAATCTTGTTTACTGCGGCCAATGTGTAAGAATAGAACTGGAATGGCAAACCAAGCAATCCATTCTCTATGCGTGAATAACCACGAAACCTTGCGTCTTCTTTCATTCCAAAGTTTTTAGCAATCCTATATGGCACATAAACAATGCCATCTGTAATGATTGGTTTGTCGGCTGGTGTCCCCATAAGAATAGTATTCATAATCCCACTATTCATTGTAGACCGAAACTCTTTGCGTAAAGCCTGTGCTTCTACTGGCCATTTGTCAGTATTAGGCAGATATAACCCATTTTGGGTTTGTTCAATTACGCCATCATCAACTAGCTTTTTAATTTGAGATGCTTTTGCTTTATCAATGCCATACCTAGCAAGATACTCTAACTCAAATTTTGACTGGCTTCCATCTGCAAGACGCACTGACATTTGAATAATAGAATGACCACGAACAACAGCATCCATTTTTTTCATAATATTAGTCATAGGGGCTAACAAGTTTGCTAAATAGAAACCCCACTTCAACTTACCAACATATTTATTGTATGTGCCTTCAGCGAAAGGATTGTTAGTAACATCATCTACAAGACGCATATGCGCTTCACCAGATATAATTTCATGGATTTCGCCAGCTAACTTGCCTTCCTGTGCAGACATACGCACACGACTATCTGTCATTGTAGAGAACAATGCTTTGAAAACATCTTTCAGTTCATGTTCCATCATAATTTTTGCAAAGTCTGGCAATGTAGAAAAACCAGCAGAGCCAAGATAATTAAGCTGTGCGGCATCTCTAAGAACGGTAGCCGCCCTTTGATCCAAAGAATCAGGCTCACGCAAAACTGTACCAACAACTCTATCGTACATATGTAAAATATCACGCCTTACAGCATTTGCTTCAGATATAGATTTGCCAGCCGCTAGCATATCGTCATCCACATCATCAAGAACATCATCAATGCTCTTGCCACCAAACATCTTGGCAAACTCATACTGCGGAGCAACTCTTTGTGTGTAAGCCTTCATTACAGCAAGAGGGTCATTTTGTATGAAGTCATACACAAGAGCATTAGGTATATCTAATTTTCTGTGCCTAAAATGCTTAGAACGACCAGCACCATAAAATGCGTTCATATCATTTGCTGGGTCAGACAAGCCAAGTATTTCATCAATAGTATTGTCTACACGCTTTGCCAAAGCTTCTTCATCTACAGACAAATCTCTTTTAATTAAAGCTGGCTGACGACTGCGAATCTTAGGATGTTCTATATCTAAGAAATCAATAGCCGCTTGATTAATACGCATCTCAAGCGAAACAATATCTTCTTTGTATTTTTGACGAAGCTTGCCATGATGTAACTCATGCATAATAATAAAGTCTAAGAAGTCATTGAAAGACTTAAACTTTTCTGCATTATCAAGCATAAACTTTTGATGATGCCAAGTTACTTCTGCTGGGTCTAATGAATTAAGTTTGCGTCTTGCTTCCACAGGGTCAGCACTATCTCGTTTAATTTGCTCATAACGCTTAAAAGCACGTTGCTTGTTTATGTAAACAACACCTTTGTCTGGGTCAAAATACACATGCAAACCAAGCGTTTTACCTGTTCCATTTTTCTTTAACAGGTCTTCAGTAGTAGAAACTACATTCTTTACATTAAACTCATTTCCATACCTAGCAACAATTTCGCTATCAGTAAGTTCAGATATATTTCGTATCTGTCTACCTTCAAAAGCTAGTGGATTCTGCTCATAAATAGTTGGGTTATCTTTGTACCAATCAGTAAGAATACGAGCAAACTCTTGTCTTCTTGCCCGAATCTCATCCCTGTTCCAATATCTAGGAAACATAAATTCTTCATTGGTAGGTAGTCCTGCTTGTTCTGCCGCAACAGCAATGCTCAATTCATCTTCAGCAATGTCTGCGGCAACTCTGTTATATTTAACACGCAGTCTATTTAATCTATCTTGTTCTTTAGTAGATATACCCTTCTTAGATTTATCATAACGCAACTCAATAGATTTTATTTTAAAGTCAATCTTCTCTAGCTTACGCTCTTTCTGAATAATTTTAGACTTTATTTTTTCTACATCACCAATCAGGCCAACTTCTTTTAGTTTTACTTCCCAATCTTTGTAGAAATCCTGCAATAGCTTAATAGCTTCAGACTCAGCATTACTGTCACCAGATAAATTGTTTACATATTTACGATTAGCTTCTGCTAAAAAGCGAGTAAATGACCCATCAATATTAGAAAGATTTACATCACCTTTTACATTATAGCCCTTCTTTGTATGCTCACCATATTTTTCAAGCATCTTGCTATAAACTTGAAGCCATTCACCATTAGCTGTTTGAGCATATTGATACACAGATTTAGGCGTAGCTATACCAAACTGATTCATTTTTAGTAATGTGCCAGAATCCCCTGCAAGCTTCACCATCACTTCTTTTACTTGTTGAGGTACTTTACCCTGCACAACACGCTTGAATGGCGTTGTAACACCCTTATACAGCCAAGAATCAGTGAATCCATTCTCGGCCATGCTATAGCCTTCTTCGATTCCTTTAGCATTTATATCTTCTGCTCTGCGTAAAGCTTCTTCTCTACGCACATTACGCAGTTCCATTTCTGATTCTTGTAACAAGATTGTCTTTGCATCAATCTCATCAGCCGCTTCTTGTGTTCTCTTGCCAGTAGCTAAGTCTTGTTCTGCTTTAGCAATGCCACGTTGCAATCCTTCAATCGTCTTAGGCAATCCAGTACGCAAAGAATTTAGTTCTTCTTGTGACATCCTGCCCATAACTCTTGTTTCACGCTGTCCGTAAAGCTTTACATCTTCAGCAGTAAAGTCACCCAACGCTCTAGCAAAGTCATCTACTTCATTCTGTGTTGCTTTAATTGCAGATGCTCTGCGTCTAGCAGGAACAGTAACCAAGCTACCTATAGTTCCGCCAATAACAAAAGCAGAACCAATGTTCATAGCGACTTCACCTGTAGTAGCTAGAGGGTCAAAAGGCGCACGAGCAACCTCTAACCCAGCTTGTACCGTTGCAACACCAGTACCACTGCGTAGAAACTGTCTGCCTATTCCAGCCGCAGGACCACCAAAAGGAAGCGCAACAAGATTAATTGGGTCGAAAATACCAGCACCAATGTTTGCCAAGAATGATGAATCAGCCAGAACCTGTCTACGCTGTTTGTTTTCATTAATCTGCATTTTAAGGTCTGTCATGTGAGCAGGACTCAATGCATCCATTAACACATGCTGGTATTCTTCATACCCATCAATGTCATCTAATGGTGAATAACCAGCCTGACGTTCTGTTCCATACTTTACAGTGTTTCTTATAGAGTCAAAGATTGGTGCATACTGATAACCTAATGCGGCTGGTACAGTATCTTTCCAAAACTCTGGCTGTTCTACAGCTTCTAGGCCACGCCTAGATTGCACGTTGCTAGGGCTTAAAGCTGGTCTAGTTGAGTTCCAGACATTAATTTCCATAGCTATCTCTTATTAAACATTTGTAGCATTTGTCTATTTCTGCCACGTCTAGTCGTTATACTTTCAGCTTCTTGTTTAGATTCTTCTATTGCTGTTTCTTTTTGCAATGCTCTTGTTGCCGCTATTGCTTGTGCGGCCATACCTGTTGAAACAACAACAGGACCGTCTTTATCTGCAAGAAAAACTAGTTCGCCATTTTTATCTTCAACAACAGCCATGTAATCAAACGATGGAATGTTTTCTATTTGAGGCTCGTCAATACCTTCTACTCTTGTTTCTATTTGAACAATATTTGGTGTAGCGGCATTTGTATTTATGGGTACAAGTTTTACAATTTTTGTGGGGTCTGCACCTATTGGATTTTTGGTAAATGTATATTTACCTAAACCAAATCTATCATTTAATGTTCTTTGAACCTCTAATATAAATGTCTGCTGTTCATTAGGATTTGGTAATGTTCTAGCTATAGCAAACATAGACCTATCTAAAGTTTTATTATGTCTGTCTAATACAAGTCCATCTGTTTCAATGTATGTTGTTTCAAACAAGTTTGTAACTTGCTTGTCTATTTCTTTGAATGTCATGCCAGCAGAAGACATATATTTAACTAAAGGTCCTGCCATCTGGTGCATTGTGTAGTCATCACCGAACTTAGAACCTAAATACGCAGTAAGAACAGTTTCACCTTTTTTTGCATCTTTGCTAAAAGGTTGAAAGTTCCTTAATAATGTTTCATTTACTAACTCTGGGTTCTGATAATCAGAACGCAAAGATGCGGCTAACCCAACAAGATTGCTAGAACCTTTTACTTTAGAAAGCGCAGAGAGACTTCTAAAAAAAGCATCTTCTTCTGAAGATAATCCACCATTTCTTGTTAAAACATTTATGTTTTTTGAACTTATTTGAGCATTAGCATATGTTTCATAATGAGATAAAACCACACCCAATTCGTCATTGCTCATTTGTTCTAAATTAAAAACTTTATCAAAAGCAGTTTCTAAAGAATTTGGAATAATACCCTTTGTTGTTATCATTGTATAAAGAGCAGAGTTTTGTTTTGATTCAGAACTCATCATATATGAAATCATATCTGGGTCTGATTGTTGCTGTAGACTTGCTGTATTTTGAGCAATAACAATATCTGCGGCTTCTCTGTTAATAGATTTACTAGCATCTACCCTTCTGTTTGGGTCGCTAACATGACCTACTGCAATTTCAAGCTGTGTTGCTTTTCGTGTTGTTCCTTCTTTGTTGCCTAAATCAACTCTAAGTTCTGAAGCTTTGCGTACAAGAAAAGCTTGGTCACGGTCAAAGGAATCTGATTCTAAAATATTTGAAACATAAGGCTTTAATGCCTCAGGAACAGCATCTACAACACGACCTGATGACAAAGAGTTTTCTATTGTTCCAGCAACTTCTTCTGTCATACGAACAGTTTTACCATCTTCTGTTTCATATGTAGCGTCAAAGTTAATTGTGTTTTGCAATATACTTACAGGCAATGCTCTGCGAATAATAGTTGCTCTGGATTCCATGCCTTCATTAGTTAAGATTCCAGCATCAACTGCCGCATTAAGAGCGTTCATTTCTTCTTGATACACTTCTTGAATGTGCATCATGCTTACAGAATTTTCATCTAATAAGTCTGCATTATTAGCAATAGCTTGTATTGTTTCTGCCGCAAAATAAGCATCGCTTGTGAGCATAGATTGTTCTTGCTCTTGGATTCTTTGATTACGCTTCTGAAGTAGATTCATTTTAGTGCTAGCAATGTAAGCCGCACCAGTGTCTCTAACAATATTTTGGAATCTAGCATTGGCATTTTTTGTCATGCCAGATACATAATCTTCCATAGTGAGTGAATATTTTTCAGGGCCTTGTGGGTCAAACTGATACTTTAGATAAGTTTCATTAGCCTTATCTCTTATTTCTTGGTCAACAGAGCGAATATATCTACGGTCTAATGTTTCTTCATATGCCGCTTGTGCCGCTACACCAAAGTTAGATGGCACTTGAAATGCTTCTGGCTTGCCAGTTTCAGGGTCAATAGTACGCAAGCGCAAGTCATTTACGCTTTCTGCTAAGTCCTTGCCAGTTTGTTTTGCTACTACCTCTGCTCTTTGAAAAGCTTGAGTTGCAAGCTGGTCTGCCGCATTGCCTATTGTACCCCATAACTCAGGCGCACCTGTATCAATGCGTGTCACACCAATCTTGGTATTTCTAAACTGAAACTTTTCTCTAATAACAGCCATAGCTATACTCTTGTTATATTATAATTATGCATACCACTTGCTATAGAAGTTAATGCTTTGATAGTAGATGCACGTTGCATGTTCCTACCCTTTGTTGCCGCCATGCTTCCTTGAAATGCAAGCTGTGCGCCTTCTGCAAAACCTTGTGCGTCAGAACGTGCTACATCCTGATAAGCAATGTCACGCTGTTTATCTAAGAAAGCTTTGACAGAACGGTCACTAGGGTCACGCCCAGAAAAAGCAAACCATGCTAAGTTAGCGGCTCTAGCAGAATCATAGGCACGAAGCCTATCATTGTGACGCTGTAGTGTTTCAATCTCATTCTGCTTTCGCTCTTGCTCATATTGGGCTTGTTGTGCATAGCCTTCTTGAGCATATGCACTGCCTTGTTGCAATGAGCTAAATGCGCTAAATCCAGCAGAAATCATACCCCACGGGATAGGTGCCATTAGAAAGATACCTCCGCAATAATAGCATTAACTTGTAAAGATAATGGTGCTGTTTGTGTTATTTTTATTGTTGGGTCTTTACTGTAACCAAGCAATCTAAATTCTTTTTTGCCAGTAACAGCCACCCTATCTAAACTAAAATCATCTAATACTTCTCGTATAATAAGCGGCTTTTCATTTACAGAAACAGATAATGTAGACAGCAAATCAAGAACAACTCTGTTTACAGAACGAGGATCACCAGTCAAAGGGCCATTACTTACATTAGCATCAATAGGTAATGTCTCTGCTTCAACATCAAATGACAAACCTATTTCAGCAGATGTTATTTCTTGAACAGCAGAAACATCTACATTCCCACTAGCTACTGTAAATGTTCCAAGATAGTCAGTGCCATTAATAACATCTACAACAGCACCATTAGCAAAATGACTAGATACGTCAAATATCCCAGCAGTTCCAGTAAAGTCATCTGAAAAATCTAAATTCAAATTTGAATCAAATTCCATCATTATAAACTTTTCAGTACCATCTCCTTTATCGTATTGACCCAAAATAAATACTCTATCATCAACAGTACAAATAGATTGAAACTTACCTTGAGTTGTCCATTCAGACCAGCCAGCCCTTTGCTCTGCTCTACTTGATGTGAATACTGCGAGAGTGCCATCACTGTTCAATAAAAATGCGTAAGATTCAGGACGATTAATTGCACCTCGCAGTATAGTCATTTGAACTGGGTCATTAATTAAGTGAGCAGAAAGAGCAGATACAGCAGTTGTCACATATGCCGCTTCTGCATCTGAATAAATATACTCACGCAAAACAGAGCCAGTTTTCTGTACAAACAATGTTGCGCCATCTAAAGATTGTGGCTTTACATAACTTGAACCGTAAGGTGTTTGTCTTCTTATCTGTGCATTAGTTGGTGTTATAGGTTTATCTGTAAATGCTGGAATATAAAGCTCAGATGTGCTTGTAAATATCTGCAAGTCTCTATTAGAAACAATATGACGAATAGTATTAATTTCACCAATACTTGCGGTCAAATCAAGAGCATCATTATCTTCAGCATCACCAACATCAAAATTAAAATAATCTGCACTTCTGCTTGCCCAAATTCCATCAGGCTGTGCAATAGTGCCTCCAAACCATAAACGATTTTCATGGAACGTTACTGCGGCAGGATACCCCCTTAAAGAGCTATATGATTGCTCTGACCAAACAGTTGTTGCGGCATGTGTTTCAATTTTAGGTGTGCCGCCACCAACAGTAGAATCATTTGCATTTGCGCCAGCAGTAACAACAAATACATTTTCATTAATAACGTCTTGTACAGTTCTTGTTCCATTAATTTGATTTGCAGAAATGCCGCCAACAGCACCAGCATGTGATATAATTACTGTATCACCAGTTCTTAAACCATGTGTAGCCATAGTAATTTCTATGTCTGCTATGCCATCTGTTGTTTCAATAGCGTCTGTATCAAGGTGAACTTCTAATTTATCAACAATGTCACCAGTGGCAGAGGTAGCAGATTGCACAGATTTAATCTCAATCTCTTGCCCATGATAGCGAATTATTACACCAACATGCTTAGAGTCTGGATAATTACCACCTGATTGCGTTCCTGTAGTATCCCAATAATCTGCGCTTGTAGTTAATGTAGCGCCAGTACCACTTGTTTTTGATGGGTCAAGAGTTACATCTACGCCATGAAAAGAATAATAAGGTTGAAAAATATAGTTTTCATCTGTATCTGAGCGAAACTCAAATGTGCTTACTTCAAAATCATTTAGGCTTGTTCTTGTAAGTTTACGAACCATAAAGGTCTGGTGACATAAGAACATAACATCGCCAGATTGAGCGTATGTTATTTCATCTAAAATGCTATCTGTGATAGGGAGGGTGGCTGAATCCACATCAGCAGTAATAGTCTCTACAAGAGATATGTCACCAGTAGAAGGGTCAATCTTAAAGCATCTAATTTGTTCATGCTCTAAGGAGATGATGTATCTTTCATCGTCTGAAAAAATAAAAGGAATAATTCTTAATTGCTGTCTTTTTGTAGAATCTACAGTTGTATCAAACTCATAGATTTTTCTTGTTCCATGCCTTTTTAGCAAACCGCCTTCATTACGCAAAAAAAAGTTTTCTACTTTCTTTGCGCCAAAACGATAAACATTTGTATCAGTTCTTCCTATTACTGATGGGCTTACTTCACCATACTGAAAGTTGCTAATAGGTACACGGATTCTAGCCACTAGCTTCTCCTTTCAGATAAGAACCTCGAAGTAACCAGCTTTCTTGCTGTCTGTTGTTGTGAATCTAGGCTTCTTGCTTTTGCCATAGCTTCAGTAGCTTGTGTTTTCATTAGACTAGCTAGTGTTGAATCTCTAGCAATAGAAGTTGCAAACACAATAGCTAAAGCATATTCAACAGCTAAAACAAAATAAGAAGGCCAAGTTGTTTCATCTGCCCTAAAAGAATAATCCGCTATTAATGATGCTGTTGCATCTGTGTTTGCGAAAACTTTTGATCCATAAACCTGATATTCTATTGGTAAATCTGTAACAGTTATTGCATGAAGCATAAGAAGGTCAGACGGAAGCTGATATGCTCTATCATATCGACCTGTTGGAACGGCAGTTAAAAGATTTAATTCGGCTTGATTTGTTGCAAAACGCCATCTTGTATTAACCAAAGATGCTCTAGCAACATCCTCATACATATTAACTGAGACAAGAGCCTCAGTTGTTCCATCATCAAATGATGTAATTGGGTCTGCGCCAATAAGAATCAATGCTCTTGCACAGATGTCTATTGGTGAATTTGCTGTGGTGCTACTTACTGCCATGTTAAGTTATGGGGAAGGTAAGTTAATACCTTGACCTTCCCCAATCCTTTTAGTCAGTGTCGGTGTTTGTAATAGCAACACCGTCAATAATGTCGATGTTAGTACCGTCACTTTGATTACAATAAGCAGTAGAAACTACTGGAGTAGTACCTGTTGATGAAATAATAAACATGACATCATTTTTGTTAATCATGTCGATTGCATCAAGAAAGTAATCTTCAGTGTTAATATCAGCAATAGCGTCTGCGCTTGTATAAATCCACAAACGCTGTGCTGATGAACCGCCAACTAAGGTTAGACCAGATGATGAAAATGCCATTATCTTAACTCCTCTTAGTTATTGTCCAGAACTTCGTACACACCGTTATCATCGATAACGATTGCACCCATTGACATCATTGATGTTGCAAGGTGTGATACTTTTTCTGGAACATAGTTAAGTTCAGTTGTGACATCAGAGTTAATGCCCAAGCCAACAGCAGATGTGTGGTAAGCGATATTCTTACCAGCAGTGATAGCTGATGTTGAAAAAATCTTGAAACCAAGAAACTCTTTCATTGTCATGCCACCTGCAAATGGTAGGTTTTGTGGCCCAACGAAATCACTTGAAGCAAATTCATTGATTGCGAATAGGTCAGCATAGCCAGCAGGATGCATTGCAAGATAACGTCCACCGTCCTCAGGGATGTTAGCAGAACCAAATGTCTCAAATAGAGTTAATAGGTCTGCCTTATCCACTGCGGCCGCAGTAGAGTTAATCTGTGTTGCGTTAGCACCAGAATCCATAGCTGTGTATAGAATCTCGTCAGTTTTACGACCAAGAGCGGCGGCGGCAGATTGTGCTACAGCTTGACGCTCGTTGATGTTTACCTTCAGTTCATCTAACTTGTCGATGTATTCTGCGGCATAGTAATCAGCCATAGTTGCTTCCACTTGTGTGTGTGCAAGTTCCATAGGTGTTACATTGCCGTTGCGTGATTTAGTAGAGGCAGAGCCTGTACCAATTTTCTGGAAACGAACAGTTGAGCCACGCACATTGTTTGCCATACGCACAGTGTTCCGCAGTTTAGAACCCATGCGCTGATAAGCCATGTGTACCTCTGACTCGAACTGTTTAATAAATGCGACATCAATAGTATTCGCCATTGTACAGTCCTTTCATAAGGTTTGTTAAGTTTTCTGCGGTTGTCTGCGCTAACACCTCAATGCGATTGTCCTTTCGGGTCGCTCAGTGCATTACAGGCCGTTGATTTAAGTAATAAACATTATTTTGTCGCTCTCTGCAACGCACAAAACGCATCATCATATGGCCATTCATTTCATATGTTTTGTCATCAAAAACAAAACCACACCAGCTTAACCACATAATTGTTTCGTGATGGTCTACAGGAACAAAGTTTTCGATGCTATCTAAGTCACCCTGCAATATATCTATAACGCCCCTACAGCCACGCAGGAATGGCCTAAAGTTGTTATTGATAGCACCAGTACCTAACATCCAAACTCTCGCTTGGTTGTCTTCTGTAGGCACTATACCGCACATAGCAATAGCACGTTTGTCAAAACGTATTGTATAATTCCTTGCACCATCTATAGCAAAAGGCTCTGTAAGAGCCTCAAGTGGCGTAAAGCCCCATATCATACATTCTCTTTTGTCAAAGAACCGCAAACTATCTGCTATAGCTTCAGCATGTTCTGGACGGCTTTTAACAAGCGAGAGCCGTCCTACTCGCATCAGTTCATCTGCCATAGAGTCTTTGGAATCCAGATTCTACTTGCTTTACGAAGTTTTCATCACGCCTTGCAGGATCATGGTAGCGTGGGTCATTCATCATTTGTTGCAAAGCTTTTTCATTAAGAACGCCAGCAGGAGTGCCATCAACACTTGGCCCTGTTTGTTTCATAGCGTTCATTATAGTTTCCAAAGCCATAACGCCATCAGCAGTTTCACACATACGCTCTATTGCGCCAAGCTGTTCTTCTGGAAAGAATTGATTAGCAAACAAACTTACTGCTTCTGTTCTAGCATTAGCATTATCACCAAGCCTAGATAACTCCTCATCATAATCAGGAACATCAGCATTAATAGCATTGAGATACATATTAATGCCTTCTGAAAATTCTTCTTGGCTGTAGCCATTTTCAAAAGAAGTCTTTGACCACCAATCTAGTAATTCATTATCTGTAGCTAGTTCTTGGTCAATACCTTCTGGCAACTCATAGTCACCAGCAGAAGCAGGACGATTAGCATAAGCCTGTTCTTCCATTTCTTTTAAGAAGCTATCTCTATATTCTTCTTCTTTCTGACCAAGCTTACCTTCTAATGATGAATAAGCGGTTGCCAAATCTTCAGCAGACTTAAACTTTTCAGGTAGCCATTCAGGACGCTCTACAGGAGCATCTGGCTCTAGCATTGGATTACCACCTTCAGTGACTATCTCTTGTGTTTCTTCACTCATTTTCTTTCACCCTATGTGCGTGTCTAATTCTAGCTTCAATGAGGCCAACAATATATCGCTGGCCTTCTGCATGGCGTAACTCATCGTTGCCGACTGCCGCACCATGCACTGATTCGATTGTTATGGAACGCAAATACCTAAGTACAGACTTACCGTTCTCTGTACTGAATAGGCTTGCAATATCTAAACTTATTTTTGCGTCTTCACTCTTTTGGCGGTGAAATCCGTCAACACCTAAGTAGGCATTAGTTTTGGCCAAACATTTGCTCCATCGGCTGTTGCTGTTGCATCTGTTGTTGCTGTGCATACTGCTGTGCCATTTGAACAAGTTGTTTACGCTGTTCAGTATCTCTAATTAACATATCAGGAACGCCAAATTTCTTAGCTAAGAAGGCGGCAGTTTCCTCAGAATTAATTAGAATGTTCATTACTTCAGGCCCAAATACACCTTGCACCAACTCTAACCAACGTGAAACAGATGTTATATCTTGATTAGCTTGGGCTTGGGCTAAAGGCGATACCGACTTTACCTTGACCTCTCTGCCATTCAGCGTTGGCAAATCAATCCTACCTTGTTTTTTCAAAATGTAAACAACTCTAGCAAGAACAGGCTGAACTAATTCTGCTTGCAGTCTTCCAAATGCAGAGCCAATACGCCTTGAAAGGTCAGCCATTCTTTCTGCAACTTCCGTTGCGGAAGCTGGTGTTCTGTCTGGATTGCCAAGCATATCATTGTATAATGCTCTTTTAATATTCAAACGCATATCAGACAAAACAAGATTAGCAACATCGAAAGACCCTGCCGCCGCTACAGGCTGTAAACCTAAAGAACCAGCCGCTTTTGGGATTACCGTTCCTGGAACGAGGTTGATTGTATCAGGATTAATTACGCCATCATCATCCATTTGATAGATGCCAGATATAGCCATCTGTGCATTTTCAAGAATAAGTTCAATAGTAAGATTGGTAGTTTTAATTGCGCTAAGTGCGTTAATTAAAGGACCACGCCCATAAATTTCACCAGCACACTTAGACCAACGGAAACAAACAAACGGATTAGAGCCAACGCCACTATAGTTTTCTGCTTTAACTATGCTCTTTGTATCTGTTTCAATCGCATAGAACATATAAGCTTCTTCGTTTATCTTGCTATAATCACGACAAACTACTTCTAATACCTTTGTTCTATCATCTGGGTAGTTTTTTATTTTGGCAGAAAGCTTATCGCTAATCTCTGCCTTTGGATACATCACAGGAATGTCAGAGTTGCGACACTGGCGTTCTCTGAATACATGGTCAATCCTATCATCAGGACCAGTATCTAATACAACATGAGGGAGTGGGATTGCAGAAAATACTACAGGATTAACAGCATCGCCTTCAGTGACAGCCAGAACGCCAGTGCCAACTGCTAGGTCAAGAAACGACTCATGTACTTCCTGACCAAAGTTTGAATTTTGGATAATCTCAAAGACATACTCAGTGACCTCATCCAATTCATTATTAATCTCGTCACGGTTCTCAGGAGGGATTTCGCTACCAGCGTTAAAATCTGCCCATCTCGCAAAATTTGGAACAAGACCAGACTGTAATCTCGAAGCAAACTCTTGGACACCAACCACCGCAGTTTCGTCAAATATCTTGTCATCTCTGCGCTGACCAATCGTTTCAGCATAGAAAGACTCTCTTTGAGGTAACGCATATTCGTAACACTCCTCGAACAAGGGAACAAAGTTTTCTCGTAAAGCTTTTGCTCTTTCGTATTTTTTGAGAAACTTTGCAGATATACTATCAGCGTTATATACGCCACTGTCAGATGTTGGTTGTACTACCATTATAGATACTCGTTATAAAAGCCCATGCCGCCAGTGCTACCAGTAATAAGCGACCTACGACCTCTGCCACCCTTGCGTCTTTGTATAGTTTCAGAAAGAGCTTCTTGCTTACGCTCTTTTGCACGACTTGTTTCTTTAGCCTTTTGCTCCGCCTGTTGCGCTTCAACTGCTGGGTCTGGAGGAGGAGGGGCTGATGGTCTTCTAGGTTTTAATGGCCCTGCACACATAATTTAACTCCTTTGTATTTTATTATTCCTAAACATAATTAGTCGCACTATGCAACGCACAAAACAAATATACTAATATTCATACCCCTAAGGGATGGTATAATGGTATATTTTACATTCTTGCCCACAAACCTTGACGTTTCTGCTGTTTAGGCTTTCTTGCAAACACATCAAAATCTTTTCTTGCATTAAAGGCATGAACTGGTTTTTGCCCACTTATTAACTGTCTTCCCTCGCCAGCACCCAACATTAAGTATTGAAGCGCATCATGTATATGTGAATACATATTTTTATCAGGCTTGTCAGCGTATCTTTCGCCTGATACCTCCATACGTTTATATTGATACCCACCTTCAAAACCTTTGATAAGTGTTGGGCATCTTCTATCTACTAAGAAAGCTGGTTTACCATCTACCATTTTATTTAATGATGTTGATACACTTTCTAAGCGTAAGTCAACAGAGTTTGAGGGTGCTGGTATAGCACGAAGCCCTGCACCCCTAAGAATTTGGAAAGGTGTAGATTCATCTGTTTGCGCACGAAAGTCACCAGCAGGGTCGCCAAAGATATGCACTTCCAGATTGCCAAAGCGTGTAGCTATTTCTTGGCGCAACATTTCTGCAAATCGAACAATGCCCATATCAATCGCAACAATTTCAGCTTGAATAAACCATCTGCCACGAACCTTTTGCCCAAACACAGCCGCAGGAGTAAGGCCAAAGTCAATGCCAATGTACAAAGGCACACCATCAGCAATGGGTATTTCTTCTTTTGCTACATGAGTTTCGCTCACAAATGATGGATACACTGGCTTGCCCTCCTGTATAGAGCCAAGTCGATTCATTACATAAACATCAATCCAGCTTTTTGTCTTGCCTCTAATAAGATTAGGATAATATGTTTTAAGCATGTTAGTTGAGTTTTCAGCTAACTCATTTGGCTCATAGTCTTCTACAGAACCTTCTTCGTTATGCACTTCTTTCATACCAGAAGGCTGAACATAGAACGACCAGTTGTCGGGCTTTACAAGCATCCTTGCTTGCTCATGCGGTATGTGATCAGGAATAGGAACTTCACCAGACATGATAGGCCACCAATGGTCTTCTTCTGGTGCATTGGTATCAGCAATAACACCTGACCATGATGGCCCACCATCACGCATGGAAGGGAATCGGCCCACACGCATTGTACAAGCATCTATTATGCTTTTCGGTACTTCTCTAGCTTCGTTAATCCAGATGCCAGTAAGTTCCAAAGATAGCAGTTTCTTAACGTCCTCTGGCCTATCAAGCGCAAGAAAGATAACTTCCAGTTCCAAGTCCGCTTGCTTAATAAGATGCGTATAAGGAACAGACCACATGAACTTACCCCACTGGTCTTCTGGAAACCAGTCAAGCCATGTCTTAATTGTTGTCGTTCTGAGTTGGGGGTTTGTGTTTCTAATAATCGCCCAACGACTACGCCTAATACCATCTTTATTCGGCTTCTGTTGTAATGCTCGTCTAAATACTTCTACACAACAACCAACTGATTTACCAGACCCAACTGGACCTCTTATGCCACGAAAGAATGTGTCATCCTTCATAAAGGCTTTTAAGACATCGCCATCAGGTTTGTAATTAAAGCTGGTCAACTTTTCTATCTACCCCAAACTTAATCATGCGTTCTACAACCTCAGGGCCAATAGTTGCTATAACTTTGTCAGCCTCATGGTCGGTGCAGAATTGTTCTGGATGATGCGCTAAATGCACTTTCTTAACAATCGTGCGTAATATGTGACGTTCTTGTGGCTTTAATGTGTGTAAAAAACTCATCTGTATCTTGCGGCCTTTTCAGCAATCTTCTTTGGTTGTTTGCTGAATTGTTTGCCTTTACGCAAAGCCGCCCTCTTTGCTTTAGTTGTTCTAGCGTATTCTTCACTAGACATAGCCTTGATAGCGGCCTCTGGCAAGTAACGCTCACCAGTAGCTTTAGAGCCTTGTGTGCTAGGCTTGCCTGATTTAGTACGCCACTTCTGGCGAGTCCATGCTCTTAATGATTTCTGTGAAGGTGCAAGTGCCATCAGTTTGTATATCCACCGCCAGCTTTTTTATAAAGCAGGGCTAGTCTTTGCGCTTTTCTTGCTGACCACTGGCCGCTTTTTCCGCCCTTTGCTTCTGCCTTTACTTGGTTGAACAATCTTTTCCTTAACGCTGGTTTGGTGTAATTCCCTGCTTGATTCACCGCCATCTTTTATCTCCACAAGACGTTTAGACTCTGTTGTATAAGTTAAACCAGAAAGAATACGCCCATCTGGTAAAGTTATAATAGGGCCATCATAAGGTGTGCCATCTCTAAACTGATACTTAGGCATTGTTCTTCTTCTTCATAATCGCTCTTTGAATAGCGTCTGGTAATGTTTTCTGCTTGGCAGTCAACAATGATTTAGCTTTCTTTGCGGCTTTCTTACCAGCAGGAGTGTATGGATACTTCTTCCCAGCTACGTTAGGCATTTCTATTCTTCCTTTTCTTTTGCGCTTGATACCTAGCCAATAAGCGTCTGCCTTTGGCTACTGCACTGGCCTTGTCACCAGAGTGACCCCATGCGACCAATGATTTCTTCAATCGGGTAGGACGACCCTTCTCGTCCTTCAGAGGCCCCTTCGCTGACCCCATGCGTGTTAGAAAGCTTCCCTTCCGCCTTAACTTCTCTGGGGTATCTGCCGCACCCTTCACTGGTGCTTTCAGATTCCCACCAGTCTGTCTGTTGTACGATGCTCGACCAGCCGCATTGAGGCCGCCCTTTGGATTCTTCCCTGCTTTGCGAGTCCATGCTGGTGTTCTCATAAGTCCATCCCAAATCCAGTTGCTTGTTCAGTATTGAAAGAACGCCCAGAAGGAACTGTGCCACTAAACGTCACGCCAGAACCAGTCTGATTATCATCATTGCCAAACCTTACCAATGACTTCGCCTTGTTCTTTGCAGCCGCCCTGCGTCTGTTCTCAGCCTTCTGAGCCTCATTCAAAGGAAAGTTGCTCACAATAGGGTCTTTACTTGTATCCCGATAAGCTGTTTGAGCAACAGGAGCAATAGGAGTTGTACTTCCACCAATACACATTAAACGCACCTCTGGCTAAAAAAAATATTTCTGAATTGCTTCGAGCCTTTTTTAACTATCATGTGAGTGTGGGACACCTCGCAATATACTATGGCCACTTTTTGACCCC